TTTAATTATATCCTTTATTTTCTAATTGAAGCGCCTTTGTTTTATTCCAAACAATCCCGACACCGTTTAAAACTTTCTCTAATACAATGTTTAATTGTTCTGGTACTCCACACTCAAAAACTGAATTAATTGCGCTTTGTTTATATAATTCAAGTTCTTTAACCTTTTTACCTTCAGGCGTTTTTTCTGACTCACGTCTGGCCAAAAATTCCGCCCAATTTCTTAATTGTTCCCTACAATCTTCGGGCGTTATTCCTTGTCCGTATCTGTCTTTAGAATAATAATAGTCATCATTAGACTTTTTAAACTTATAATCTAAATTGTCTTTAAGATCTCTATTATTAATCTTGCCAAAAAATGTAACCGCCTTACGTTGTTTTATTTCAACTTCTTGGATAGCTTTCTCAAGTTCTTTTATAACAACATCTGCTTTTATTTTTTTAGCAAGTTTTAATTCAGCGCTTTCAGTAAGATCAGCAATAATAGATTTGACGCTTAATTGCGCTTGTTCTATTAACGGATCAATTTCTGAATTGATACGCTTTTTTAAATGTTCCAACTGGTATTTAGTTGGGTATGTTGATTTAGTCATATTATATTTACTCCTATTTGTTAAGTTAATATCCTATAATTATTAAACTAATTATTAAATAAGTCAAGCTTTTTAGTTTTATAATTTGGATTTTCATAAACCATTAAACCGCTAAATAATCCAACTTGTGTTGAAATTAAATTGTAGCCTTGATTTTCTAATTTAATCTTTTTTGTGTCTGCTTTTTTAGATGATCCTTCAATTTGATCGTTCCATGATACATATTGTATTTTTGTAGTGTATTTTGTCATTTTGTTTTATCCTTTCTTTATTGTTATAATTGCTTTTTTATTATTAATTATTTTTCTTGCTCTATTAATTGCTTTTTTATCAGTCATGCAATTTAAAGCAGAAATTTTAAAATAATTATTTGATTGATCTAATTTTGTGAAATCATACCAACCATGACCAAGATTTAAGATTATATTTTCCATTATGCCTCCCTCCAATAATAACTTGTTCCCTCAAAATCTGATTGTGAGTAATCCATAGCCATTTCATTTGACCATTTTTCCCAATCAATACAATAATGAAGTGGATTTGTATTTTCATTAGTTGAACTTTCAAGATAACCTACATCTTCAGCAAAATTTTGACAATAATCTTGCCATTCCATTTCAGAAACAAAACAAATACCATGTTCCCAACCACAATTTTCTGTTTCTTTCTTTAGTTCTTGAATTGCTTTTTTTCTTTCTTCTTCTGTATTAGAGTTATTTAGTTCTTCTTCTAAATCCCTACTATCTAGTATGCTCATTGTTTCCTCCCTTTGGTTTATGTTTTTATTTTTACGAATCATTATTTAAAGTAGCACAATTAGAATAGATGTGCAAGTTATGATCCTGTTTTGTATAATAAAGAATAGATATTATTTTAGGATGTTCTTTTAATGTTCCTTGTGGTCTGGCAAAGAATAGCCACTAGATATGGTATTAAAAAAAAGGTTTGATTGCTTAAAATTTGGGTATATAAGAGAGGTCGGAAAGATGTCAAAAAAGGGTTTTACAATTATTCCAAATGCTTTGATTTTGGATGAAGATTTAAGCAACGACTCAAAGGTTTTATTTGCTTATATTAAGTCTTTATCTGAGAACTATAGAAACCTAAGAAATAGGACATTAAGGCAAAAATTAGGCATAAGTTTAAACACACTTCAAAACTGTAAAAATGAACTAATTGAAAAAGGATATTTGATTATCCACAGATCACAAAGCTCCAACTATTATAAATTGAAACTAAGGCAGATTACCCAAAAAAAGGGCAATCAGACTACCCAAAAATTAAGCAATCAGATTACCCAAAATTTCGGTAGTATTAAGAGAGTAAATAACAGTAGTAATAATACTAATAAGAATAAGGGGAAATCTAAAGGATTTAAAAAATTTAATGAATGACAGTTTCAAAGCCACTCCCCCTGCCAATGCCTATTATTATAAGGATAAACCACTAGAACACTCTTATAATAATAATTACACAAAAGAGGAGAAGCTGGAAATTATCTTACAAATTGAAAGAGATTTCAACGCTGGGATGATTTCAATTAGTCAACTAACTTGGATATATGAAAACAAAAGGTTTGGTTCGTTTTCTGCTGGTCTTTGCTTAGACAAATTAATGAAGAAGAATATATTAAAAAGAAATCCAATTACAGGGGATAAAAGACTCTTTAATAAAGAAAAATCCAAATTTGATTGGTAATCTATATATAGTATGTTATAAAATGTAAGCTACTATTCTAAACCCTTTGGAGTTTTAGCTTTAAACATTAATGTTCGGAGTTAGGCGATTCTTATAGAGTCTAGACAATTCTTTCCTTTCTATCGCCTACTCCACCTAATTAGGGTTAAATTATGGCAGGAAGAAAACGCAAATTATCCGAAAAATTAAAAGTAATTATATTAGATTTAATAGCTGATGGTTTAACTATTAGGCAAATATTTGATAAACCAAATGGAGAACTATTTAAAAAAGGCATTGAATACACTTGGACAAGTTTTAGAAAAGAGTTAGTAAATGATAATGATTTAATGGGTAATTATCAAAAGTCAAAAGAGTTGGCCATTGATTTAGAATTATCAAACTTAAAAGATAAAAGGCTAGAGCTAGAGTCTAAGATAGAGTCTGGTCAAATAGATGGCAAAGCTGGACAGAATTTAGTTAATCTTTATAAGATAGTATCTGCACACTCTCAATGGACAGCAAGTAAAATTAGCTCTAAAAGGTATGGAAAAAGTGCTGAATTGATTCATAAAGGATCTATTTCTGAACCAATTAACATATCTTGGACAAAGAATTGACACAATGAATCAAGCTAGAAGTGTTGATTCTATTGGTTGTTGTGTATTTCTTTTACATAAAGAAATAGTTTTTTATATGTGAATAAGAAACAAAAGAGAACAAAAGGAGAAAACCTAAACTGATAGTTCTAGTTTGTTGGATTTATTGGAGCTTTTAACGATAACGCAATATTATCGTAATAAAACCTTTAGGAGATTCAGATTAATTATGCAACTTGAGGGGGTTAAATTATTTGGGTTGGGGGTTTTGGAGCTTGGATGGGAATTTTTATTTTAACGGAGGTACACCCATCTAAACTTTAAAATTAGGTTTAAGTTTGAACTAAAACTGCTATGGAAAATTTAATATTAAAAACAATAATTTTTATTTTAAAAGATAAAGAAACACAAAAACCAGTTGTGGTTACACACTTTACTGGTTTTGACACAGACGAAGAAGCTGAGAACTTTAGCAAGTTCTTAACAGATAAATTTACCAATGAAGATGATTTAAACCCAAAGAGAACTTTGCACTAGGGGGTTTTGTAATATTTTGAAACAAATTGTAATTCCATATTCCCCAAGAGAAATCCAAAATTTTTTACACACCAAATGCGATACTAACCGCTTTAATGTAATCATAGTACACAGGAGAGGTGGTAAGACAGTTTTCGCAATCAATCACTTAATCAAAGCTGCACTAACCAACAAACGCCCATATCCTAGATATGCCTTTATTTCGCCATATAGATTGCAAGGGAAAAGCACAGCTTGGGATTATCTCAAACAATTTTCTGCCGCAATTCCCAATGTTAAGTTTAACGAATCAGAACTAAGGGTAGATTTTTCAGTTAATAATAGCCGTATTCAAATTATTGGAGCTGAAAACTCAAATGCAATTAGAGGGCAATATTTTGACGGCATCATAGTTGATGAAACGCAGAATGTTGCACCTGACCTATTTGACACCATACTGCGTCCTTGCCTATCCGACAGGGGTGGGTTTGCAATCTTCATCGGAACGCCCAAAGGCCGTAATTATTTTTACGAACTGCATGAAATGGCAAAGCACACAAAAGATTGGTTCACTTGCGTATTTAAAGCTAGTGAAACCAAGATAATTGATAAGGGCGAATTAGATGCAGCAAAATCGGTTATGTCGCCTGAAGCGTATGCTCAAGAAATGGAATGTAGCTTTCAAGCTGGAATATCAGGATCTTACTATGGTAATATAATTGAGAGTCTGGAGTCGCAAGGGAGAGTAAAGGATTTTGACATAGACGAAGAAATGGAAACGGAAACCTGGTGGGATTTAGGGATGAACGATAGTACAGTCATAGTATTTGTCCAAAGGTTTAAAAATGAAATTAGGATTATTGATAGTTACGAAAACTCAGGTGAGGGTTTAGACCATTATATGAGCATAATAGATAGCAAACCCTACAATTACTCAAAACACATAGCTCCCCATGACATTAGGGTTAGAGAGCTTGGCACAAACAAGTCTAGATGGGAAACGGCAAAAGAACTAGGTTTAGAGTTTGACATCGCACCGAAACTGAGTGTGGAGGATGGCATTGAACAGGTAAGGCGTTTGCTGCCTAACTGTTGGTTTCATAAAAAGCGTTGCAAAAAGCTAGTAGAGGCGTTAAAAAGCTATTGTAAGCGATGGGATGAAAAAAATAACTGTTTTAAAAACAGACCCTTGCATAATTGGGCATCGCATTATGCTGATGCTTTTCGTTATGGTTCAATCGTAGAACCAGTTAATCGTAGCGATTGGAAGAAACCAATTAGGGTGAATACAAATTATATAGTTTAACATGGCAAAAAAAATTAAATTTTCCGAAGATCCAGAATTAAGAGCCGTAATAGGCAAACAGATAAATAACGCACTAGGATATTTAGGCGGACCTTTATCTGCAGCAAGACAAAAATCATTAGAATATTATTTAGGCGATAAGTTAGGAACAGAAATTGACGGCAGATCACAAGTGGTGTCAACGGATGTTTCCGATACTGTTGAAAGTATGCTGCCAAATCTTTTAAGGATTTTTACAGCATCCGATAAAGTGGTGCGTTGCGACCCTGTTACATCTGAGGATGTTCCTATGGCAGACCAAGCGACAGCTTACTTAAACCATGTTTTTTATAAAGAGAACGATGGCTTTAAATTATTATATAATTTTTTCAAAGATGCCTTAATTGAAAAGAATGGATTTTTAAAAGTTTATTATGACGAAAGCGAAAGAGTGGAACATGAAACTTATAAAAATTTAACTGAAGAAGAATATTACGCTTTAACCGATACTCAAGATGAAATTGAAAAGATCAGCGAAGAAGAAATTATAGATGAAAAAGTACAAGGTCAAAACGAAGAAATTATTAGACAAGCCGAAATAGAAATATCCGACCCTGCTCAATTAGAAGTTATTAAATCTCAATTACCAAATCCTGTATTACATAACTGCACTTTAAAGAGAACGATTAAAAAAGGTGGCATTAAAGTTGAATCAGTAACGCCTGATGAATTTTTAATTAATAGAAATGCCAAGACGATTGATGACGCAGATTTCATAGCTCAAAGAGTTTATATGACTAGATCAGAAATAATCCAAATGGGATTTGATGAAGCTGATGTTATGCAACTTCCAACGGCTCAAGTATCTTTATTTCAAACTGAAAGTTTAATTAGAGAAAGACCAATTAGTGCTTTCCCAATAGAAACACCGACTGATAGTTCAACTGAAAAAGTTGAAATTTATGAATGTTATGTTCGTTATGATTATGATGGTGATGGCATAGCAGAGTTAAGAAAAGTTTTATCAGCAGGTGTAGATGGTGCTTTCATTTTGGAAAATATGCCTTGTGATAATATGCCGTTTGTTTCGGTTACACCTATTCCAATGCCACACAGATTTTATGGTCGTTCTATTGCAGAGCTAGTTGAAGATATACAATTAATGAAATCAACTGTGATGCGTCAACTGTTAGACAATATGTATTTAACAAATAATAACAGAGTAGCGATTATGGATGGTATGGTTAATATGGATGACTTATTAACGACTAGACCTGGTGGTGTAGTTAGAACAAAACAACCACCAAACCAAGTAATGACACCATTACAAGCTCAACCCATATCACAACAAGCGTTTCCTTTATTAGAATATTTAGATTCTGTTAGAGAGGCTAGAACTGGTGTTTCAAAATCAATGCAAGGATTAGATGCTGATACTTTAGATGCTAAAACAGCAACTGGTGTTAATTCATTAATGACACAAACACAAATGCGTTCAGAATTAATTGCTAGAATTTTTGCAGAAACAGGCGTTAAGGATTTATTTAGAAAAATGTTTGAACTGATGGTTAAATATCAAGACAAAGAAAAAGTTATTATGATCCATAATAAATATGTTCCAGTAAAACCTACAGAATGGAGAGATAGATTTAATGTTTCTGTAGTAGTGGGTTTAGGTACTGGTTCAAAAGAACAACAAATTGTTATGTTAAACAATATTTTAGAAAGACAATTACAAGCATTTCAATTACAAGGCGGAAAAGAGTTTCCAATGGTTACATTACAGAATATGTATAACACTTTAACTAAAATTATTGAAAACGCTGGACTTAAAAATGTAGAAAGTTACTTTGTTAATCCTGAATTAGGAAAACAAATGATGCCACCACCTCAACCACCACCATTAACTCCTATTGAAAAAATTGAATTTACAAGAATTGATGCTGAGAATAAGCGTAAGATTGCAGATTTAGAATTACAATACCAAGAATTATCGCAAAAGAATCAAGAAATGCTTTTAGACTTTGAAGCTAAGATAAAAGATATTGCCTTGAAATATAATACACAACTTGATACAGCTAAAATTAAAGCTGATGCTGATTTAGATAAAATGATTATGGCAGATAATACAAAAATCTTGGAAAAAGCAGAAAAGTCTGCTAATATGTTCAGCGAACAGTTAAAAGGTACTAATGGATCAAAAGGATCAGGCCAACAGGGAGAGGGAACTCAGCCGTTCATCCCAGGCCAGACAATTATTAGAGAATAAACTTTTTCAAGAGTCATTTTCTACTCTTAAAAAAATTTATTCTGAGGCACTTTTAGATAAAACAGGTGCTAAAGAGGGTGATACAAGGGAAAAACTTTGGATCGCTTATAATGTTGTTGGAAAAGTAGAACAACATTTAAAAAGTATTCTTGAAACAGGAAAACTTGCAGAAAAACAATTAGAAGTTTTCCGAAAACAGCAACAAGATAAGAAATTTTAACCGACCTGGTTAAAATAAGCCAACCCATAAGGGAGCTTAACTAGAGGAGACATTTATGTCTGATGCAAACCCATTATTGTCTAATAAGACAATGCAAGGTGCAGCTAAAGCTGTTGAGGGGTTATTAGATCAAGG